AAGCGTTGATGTTACCAAGACGCAATCCTTATTTACGAATACGGCTTGTATCGCTTCTTTGAGTCCAGAGATGTTTTTATCTGTTACAGCACTGCGAAACGTGTCTGTAAATATTTCTAGTAGCTCTAACCCAAGGGTCTTGCAAAACTCTACGATCTCCTCGTCAAGCATTGCCCCTTCATTAGAGCCGTAACGGATACGTTTGTATCCTATGGCAAGTGTCATTGTGATGCACCTTCCAAAATATCCTTTACGTAGTCAAAACAAGTCTCGTAATTTTCAACCCCTTCATTAAGACCTATTGTTCCTACTGGCTTAGAAAAATCCCAATAGCTGCCATCTCTAGTGAAAGTGAGATTATGCTTTTCGCATAGCCTTTTTAGTTTTGCGTAATAACTTTTCTCAGACTTTCGATACTCCCTCTTCTCTTGAGAGACGTAGCCTTTTGGTGGCTCTATAAATTTACTAAGGTTTATCATTTCCTCCTCCTTCTAACATAAATGTTACATCTAATAACCTATTATATACATCTATAAACCTTTTTCAACATCAATATATATATATTATATAAAAATTATATAGGTGATAGGCATGAGTGAAAGTGAACAACAAATTTTATTATTGAGTCCGGAGACTAGAAGGATGCTCAAGGAGGAAGCGCAAGCGGATACCTATAAGTCTATGTCGCAAGTGGCAGATGAAGTTCTCCGAGAAGGATTGAACGCCAGAATACAGGAAAGGCTCAAGCAAAAGATTAAAGAAAATAACCTTGCTGAAGCCGTAACCAATGCAAGGAATATTTATTATGGTGACGAATAAGAGGCGTGGGTATGAGGTTGAGCGAGAGGTAGTCAAGCTATGGCAAGGGTTAGGAGTGCCATGCAAGAGAATATTAGGAAGCGGTGCATATAAGCACTGGGGAAAGAATTTAGCTGGCGATGTCGAGCTAAATGGGCTTCTGGTCGAAGTTAAAAGGCGTAGGAACGGAACTGGTTTTGCGTCTTTATACAAGTGGCTAGAGCAAGATGGCGCAAAGATGTTGATCTGTAGGGCTGATAACAAGAAACGTCTTTATGTCATACCGGAAGAAGTCATGATTCAGTTCGCAAAAGATATGGGCTGGATGTTGGGCTTCAAAGCAACAGAAACAGAAATAGAAGGAGATAACAATGAATGAAGTCATTGATTTAGGATTAATGTCTGAGGCTAACAGTGAGTATATACGCTTCAAGCCAAGTGTTAATGCGTGGATAGCTGATGGTGATGAAGTGCAGCTAGAGGATGTATTATTTGACCCAAGTACACTAAAAACAGGATGGGGCAAGATAGCCGAAGGGCAAGCTCCTGAGTGGAGTTGGGATGAGAAGCTTGGCAAGAAATCCCCTCCCCCTTCCCCAGATCATAAGCGTGGGTTTTCGGTAATGCTAAAGATCAAGGATAAGGGATGGCGTGAGTGGTCTGCAAACGGAGTTGGTGTAATGATGGGGCTGAATGAGTTGTGGAATGTCGTTTATCCACAAATGCAAAAGCCAGAGAATAAAGATAAAGTCGTATTCCTTAAATATACAGGCGCAAGAATGGAGAAGATAGGGCAAGGTACAACTCGTATTCCAGAGTTTGAGGTCAAGTCATGGCATAGCTCTACAGATAAGCCACCAGTTAAAGAGGAAGCCGTTGTGGTTCAGGATGCAAACCCTGATCTACCTGATGACGAGATTCCTTTCTAAAGAATACCTGTCAACTTGGGGGCGTAACTGCCCCCTCTTTTTTTATGCTCAAGATTGTCACATACACCATGTATCTCATTACAATTACCGATATTGAAACGAAAAATATTCAAGTGCATCGCCTGGTGTTTGATAATCATAGGGATTGTGTGCGTCTTGCAGAGGCTGTTAATCAGGTACGAGACCCAATATCTACAAAGAAGAATTGCAGAAGTGTCATTTCCTACTTTGAGGATTTGCCGTGATTCAAAAGCATATCAAAGAAATAGCATTGGATTTATTAGGAGAGCCAAACAAGAAGCTATCCACAGATAAGGAGCTGCGCTTTGGTACATATGGCTCAATGTCGGTGGATTTGGAAAAAGGTACGTTCTTTAGCCATGAGGACAACGAAGGTGGTGGAACAATTGACCTGGTGAAGAGATATGTATCTGACCATGTAGACTATCTCAAGAAATATGAAGAACCAAAGAATAGAGATAATATTAAAGATATATATCCCTACACTGACAAGGATGGGAACACGCTTTATGAGGTAGTACGTTTTGAGCCTAAGACCTTTAGACCTCGTAGGATGAATGGCACTGGCTATGTCTGGAACTTACAAGGCGTTGTGCAAGTACCTTATAGGCTGAAGGATATCTACGATAGGCGTGATGAAATAATCTACATTGTAGAGGGCGAGAAAGACGCAAATACTCTAGCGAAGATGGGGTATGTGGCTACAACCAATTGCTTTGGGGCTAGTAACTGGAAGGTGGAGTTGAACAGTCACTTCTCAGGAAGGGATTGTGTCATTGTGCCGGATAACGATGATGAGGGGCGCAAACACGCAGACAAGGTTGTTGAGCAGCTAAAGAGTGTGTGCAGTAGCTTAAAGGTGGTGCATCTGCCTGTGGCTAATCAGAAGGAAGATATAACGGATTACTTTGGGTGGCTGGGGTCTAAGGAAGAGTTCGATAAGCTCGTAAAGGATGCCCCTTCAATCAAGTGTAAGCCTGAGAGTACAGTGCCGTTTCAATCATGGACTGTGGTAGACGCAATGACTATACCACCGCGTAGGTTTCTCTATGACAATCATTACATAAGGAATTTCGCTAGCATTACCATCGCTACAGGCGGTGTAGGTAAATCTACCTTGTGTCTTACGGAAATGATAGCGATGGCTACTGGACGCAATCTATTGGGTGTAGAGCCTACGCAAAGGCTAAAGGTGCTGTATTTCAATGGAGAAGACCCGATTGAGGAAATACAGAGGCGTTGTGTGGCAACGTGTGAGCATTTCGATGTACCGCAAGAGGAGTTGGTAGATCATCTCTATATAGCCAGTGGTAGAGATTATGACTTGCTGCTGAGTGAGGGATTTGAAGGAGAGATAAACGAGGGAAGTTTTAAGCTGCTTGAGGACTTCTGTAAGGATAAAGGTATTGATGTCTTCTGTGCAGACCCATTGGCGAATATGACTACAAGTGGAGAGACCAATGAAGTCTTTCGGACATTGGCTAAAAGGCTATCGGATTTGGCTGATAGTTGTTCCCTCTCGATTCAACTGGTGCATCACACTCGTAAGGGGAATGGGTTAGACACAAATGTAGAAAGTGCTAGGGGTGGGTCTTCTCTTATAGCAGCAGTAAGAAGTGCCAGGGTGTTGTCTCCTATGACAAAGGAAGAAGCGGATAAGGCGGGTCTTGAGAGCCATGTCAATCACTTCAGAGTTGAGGTGGGAAAGAGCAATCTGGCGAGACCTATGGACAAAGCACTGTGGTTTGAGAAAAAGTCTCATGCTTTGGATAATGGGGATAGCTGTGCGGTGTTAGTGAAGTGGGAGTTCCCTGATGCGTTTAGCGGAATGTCTGTGGAGTTGGGGCGCAAAATACAAAGACGAATTGAGAGTGAGAGACCAAAGCATAGTCCTAGGGCTGAGAATTGGGCTGGCAAAATCATTATTGAGGTGTTGGAGTTGGATATGAAAGATAGCGATAAGCTGGCGAGGAGTAAGGCGAGTACGATACTCAAAGAGTGGGTACGGACTGGGGTTGTGGAGGTGTATGAAGACCATGATGGAAGACAGGGAAGGATGACAAAATTCTACTGTCAGGGGAATAAAATTTTAGAGGAGTAGAGCATGACTAAGGATGATTATGAGAAGATATTTGCGCTTAAACCTATCACTAAAGATGAGAGGATGCAGCAGTTGCGAGTGCTAAAACCGGAGACAAAAGAGAGGTTGCGAAGGATGAAAAAGAAGGGGTTATTTCCTCAACAATCCTCATCAAAACGTAAGCAATCCTCAACATGAAAAGCACCTCAAATCAATCCTCCTCGATAATATTCCCCTATAAGGGGAATATAACGAGGATGTTGAGGTACAAGGGGGATTTGGTTCCTCCTCGATAAATTGAAGGAGAAAGAGAAATGAATGTAGATTATGGGTCTTTGATATCGGAAGTGGGGAAGTTGATATCGGAGAGAGGAAAGAACTATGGTGAGCCTCTAGCGAATATGCAAGATACGGCTGACTTGTTCAATGTGTATCTCAAAGGCAAGGACAAGATTGAGGCTGTTGATATTCCGGTGCTGATGATATTGGTGAAAGTAGCGCGACTAATGAAAACGCCTTATCACCTGGACTCCATTTCTGATGTTATTGGATATGGGGGCATAGCCAAAGGTATTGCGATCAAGGAGAGAAAAGGTGGAAAAGCCAAATAGTTTTGTTCTGCAACATTCATGGTATGAGCAAAGGCGTGTCAGAAAGGGTGACAGTAAAGTGTACGTCAACCAAGATAGTACGCCCTATCACAGAGCGTATCACAGAGAGAAGCTCACTCCAGCACAGTTCGAAGCGTGTAAGGTTTTTGAGAAAAGGTATCTGGCGTATTGGCAAAGAAGTAGCCAGAGGAATATCTTGGATACAACTGTCAGAGGTTCAGGTATGGATGCCGAGTCTCAGCAAGAGGCAAGTCTCAGAGCGAAGGAACGATTGGAAGAGCTGTTGGATTGCATGACAAAGGGGCAATGTGAGGTGGTTTTTAGCGTGGCTGTAGAGCATGAGGCTATTGGAGAATGTGATTTGAAGAGGAAAAGATACAGATTTTTAGTGGAAGGTCTCGATGAAATAGCCAATAAATTAAGGCTTTCGTGATTAGTAACGCATAACTAACATCTATAAACGTAGACAAATGTGAGTTAGTCGTGTCTTAATTGATATAATCAGCCTGAAGTGGCTGTAAGTATAAATTTCAATAAATTATTCAAAATAAACAATCTTTTAAGTTTTTAACTATGTTTGACGCAGTAGAAAAACCAAAGAATAAAGGTGGTAGACCGGCTGGAAGTGGTGGTGGACAGCAACTCGTGGAGAAAATTCGTGGCGAATTGACCTCTGCTTTCAAGATTTTAGAGAGAAGAAAGAAGCCTTTACATAAATTATTAGCCGATCAACTGGAGGTCGATGCGTCTAAGACATTGAATTTAATGGGTAAATTCTTGCCACCACAACTTAACATGGACAGCTTTGGCTCCGAGTTCAAGCTAGCTCTTGAGGACGTAGCTGGTAGGATTGCAGAGCAGAACGCCTTAATTAAAGAGCAAAATGAGAAGACCATAGACGTTAAGCCGGATAACACATAAGGCGCATAACACATCTTATGTTATTTTTTTTATCTTCTATTATGTAATAAAAACAATAACTTAGGTTTAAATATACTATTATTAAAAATTATCTACGAAAAAACCACAACATATAGTACCCAGAAAGCAGATTTTAGCAGCAATTTTGTAATTTACAGATACACCCCCCCACGCAAAAATATGCGCGGGCATCTGTGTATTTGTATACCCCCACATTGACTCACACCCTCCCAAATCAGCGCATTGAGTCTTTGTATCGTAACGAGTTTTCATTGTACCTTCCTTCAAACTGCCATGACCCCCCCTAGGGGTTGTGGCTCTTTCTACCACCCATAGGCGAAAAAAAATTATGAGCGATATGTCCGACACCCTCCTCGCTCTACGCAAAGACCCTGTGCTATTCGTGACTACGTGCCTCAATGTCAAACCCCAGAAATGGCAAGAAGAAGCCCTCCACGCAATAGCCACAAAGCCACGAGTTGCCATCCGCAGCTCACATGGCGTAGGGAAGACAGCCTTTCTCTCATGGGTTATCCTCTGGCTTTTACTCACAAGAGTACCCTGTAAAGTACCCTGTACCGCCAACTCTGCGAACCAGCTAGAGCAAGTCCTGTGGTCAGAACTACAGAAATGGGCAAAACGCCTACCCACAGGCTTTCAGAAGGAGCTTGTTTTTGCGTCTGATAAAATAACGCTAAAGAATGTAAAAGAGTCCTTTGCCGTTGCACGTACAGCACGAAGAGACTCTCCAGAAGCCCTACAGGGTTTTCATGGTACACCGGAAGTTGATGGCTCTCTCTCCTTCATTGTAGAAGAAGCCTCTGGTGTTCCAGATATTGTTTTTGAAGTAGCCCAGGGTGCAATGTCCACCGAAGGCTCAAAGACAGTGATGGTGGGCAACCCCACCTCTGCCACTGGTTATTTTGCCGATGCCTTTGGAAAAAATGCCGATAGATGGCACACAATGACTGTCTCTTGCTATGACTCTGAGATGGTATCGAAAGACTGGATAGAGGACATGAAGCGTCAATATGGTGAAGACAGCAATATCTTTCGTATTCGTTGTTTGGGTCTTCCCCCACTACAGGATGATGATACGATAATACCGATACATCTCTTGGAAGACGCAATTAAGAGAGAGGTAGAAGCACAAGAAGTACAGCCCATATGGGGCGTGGATATATCACGCTTTGGCTCAGATCGCTCTGCCCTCGCCAAACGCAAAGGCAATGTTTTACTTGAGCCTATAAAGAACTGGTCACAGAAAGACCTCATGGAGACAGTGGGTATTATTCTTGCTGAATATGAGTCGGTACCCTATGACCAACGCCCATCCGATATTCTGATTGACTCCATAGGACTAGGCAGTGGCGTAGTAGATAGACTAATAGAATTAGACCTTCCGGCACGAGGCGTAAACGTAGCCGAAAGCCCAGCCCTCGGACAACGCTATATGAAGCTGCGTGACGAGTTATGGTTTAGGGCAAAAGAATGGCTTGAGGCGAGAGATTGCAAGATGCCGGAGGACGAGACCCTTATCCATGAACTGTCATCAGTTCGCTATGGCATTACGTCAAACGGCAAGTTTAAGTGTGAGGGTAAAGACCAGATGAAGCGCAGAGGGCTAAAGTCACCAGACCTCGCTGATGCGTTTGTTTTAACCTTTGCGTCACAGGCTGTTAGAGCGAGTGGACAGAGTTACACGAGTTATGGCTACAGGCGTGAGCTTGCCTATGGAGATACAAATTGGATAGTGTAAATGGGATTATTGGACAATTTAAATTTTTCGCAGCCCTTCAGTCTTTCGAGTCTTTTACCAAGTGAAGCACAACTACAGGCGTTTAAAGATAAGAGTGATGCCGAAGCACTAGAGCAGTTTAGTCAAGACCCAAACCCAATACGCAGAGTGCCGTTTAACATACTGACGGCACTAGGCGTAAACCCTACGATAGCCCAAGCTGCACCGACAACCTTAGATGTTGCGCCTGTAACTGGAGATATCAGCGCATTAGCCGATGCGAGAACAGCGTTTGGACAGGGTGACTTGGCAACGGCTGGATTGCTAACAGCAGCAACGCTAATACCTGGAGTTCCGGCTGGTAAGGTGAAGGGACTGCTCAAGAAGAGTGATGATACAAAGCCACTATTGAATGTGGATGATGCGCCAAAACAGGGTATTGAGTATATACCCCCTACAGACAATGAGCCAGGCATCATAGCCTTTCATGGTTCACCCTACGATTTTGACCAGTTTAAAATAGACAAAATAGGTACAGGCGAAGGCGCACAGGCGTTTGGCTATGGACTGTATTTTACTGATAGTGAGGACATAGCGAAGTTTTATAAAAACGCTGGCTTAAAATCTCAGAACGTGGAGTATAAAGGTACTCCAATAAAGTTCTTTTCTGATGATAGAGATGAGTTTGACAGAGAAGCTATAATACAAGGTCTCGTTAGAGATAGAATATTAGGGGGAAAATTTAACACTAAAGAGTCAATAGACAGCGTCATAAATCAGCTAGAGCAAACAATAGAGAACTCTTATGATTTATCGCAACCTCTTGATAGAATTTCTCAAGAAGGTTATGACGGCTTAGTTCAGGATTTAAATTACGCCAAAACCCTTAAAGCTGACGATTTTAGTTATAACGCTGGAAAAACCTACAAAGTCGCATTAGCTCCAAATCCTGATGAGTTGCTTGATTATGATAAGATGCTTATGGATCAACCTGAATCAATGCAAAGAAAAGTTCAGGAGATAGTAGACATTTTGCCTTTTAATAAGCCTCCAATGGATGCAAGAAATGGTAATTCTTTTCAAGCCGAAATAACGAGCCAAGTTGAAGACAGTATTAAAAACCTAGTCAATACCAAACTTATGGTTATGGATGGCAAAATGTCAGAAGAAGTTTTTGACAACATAGTGAAACAAGAACCTTTTATTGATTTAGTATCTAAAAAATTAATTAGGCAAGGAGCAGAAAATCAAGGCTTTGGCATAAACCCCATAGCTAAAGCTCCACAGATAGCCTCACAGATAATGAACGACTATGGTATCAAAGGAATAAAATACAAAGCTGGTCAAGGCGTAGGAATAAGAAATATTGATGAGACTAGCAAAAAAATGAACTACGTCATCTTTGACGAGAACCTAATTAACGTACTTGCGAAATACGGCATTGTTGGTGGCGTTGGCATTACAGCGTTACAGAACAGCGATATATGACATGGCAACGACAAAAGACGTAGATAGAACCCCCTCTGGACGCATTAAGTACAGGGGCGAGAGCTTTGCTGGATTTAATAAGCCAAAACGCACCCCTGGTAAGTCAAAAAAGTTTGCCGTACTTGCCAAAAAGGGCAATGAAATAAAGATGGTTCGCTATGGAGACCCTAATATGGAGATAAAGAAGGATAGTCCGGCTAGACGTAAGAATTTTCGAGCAAGACACAACTGCGATACCGCAAAAGACAAGTTCACCGCACGTTATTGGTCGTGCAAAAATTGGTAAGGAGCGAAAAATGATGATGATGGGGCGATATAAGAAGGTTATGTCAATGGACATGAAGGAAATGCCTATGAAAAAGAAGAAAAAGACAAAGAAAAAGGCAAAAAACACGAAAAAAGGCACAATAGTCGGTAAATTTTCATCACAGGAGGTCTGATATGTACCACAGAGGCACAAAAAAGAAGAAGACGAAGAAAAAAAAGAAGGGAAAGTAAGTAATGTCACCAATTTACAAGCATACCATTCATAAAAACAAGGCTGCAAAGCCAGCACCCAAGCCAGAGCCTAAAGTGGAGCCAAAAGAAGCCCCAAAAGCCGATAAAAAAGAGCCAAAAGCAAAGAAAAAGTAATGGATGATAATGAATTTGCGACTATTCTCAAATCAGAGATAGAGCAAGCCAACAATTACTATGATACAGAGCTATCTTCTGATCGTGTAGAGACCCTACAGTTTTATCT